GGATCAAGGCCTTCCTTAAAGGCGGCGTAATCAATGACCATGTGGTGAGCGACAGCAAAGGTTGCCCAACTACTGTAAGCACCCATAGGTTGACCCGCTTTATATACAACGGAGTCACCCTCGGGTGTCACAAAAGGTGTGCCCACAAGTACTTCTTCCCATCCATCTGCATAAGGTCCACTTACCAACTTCGCGATAAGCTCCTTCTGGAGCTTAAGCGGAAATCGGTCTGTGGCTGCAGATAGATCAAGTGAGTGGTACCTGTGACCTAAGCGTCTAGGAATGTAGGGATCCTGGGTAAAGGTCCGATCTTGCTTAAATGTCTCTAATAGCTCGAAAAGCCTTAGATGTAACTTTCTAAGGATCGACTGTGACCAGTAGTCAAATATAGCGACTATCCGAGCTTTCGCTTCGGGATCGTCAACTATACTTAATCTACGTGTCACGTCCTTCAATTCCTTCTCCTTAATTCTTGTGACATTGACGAGACCAGGTTTGTTAACTGGTTCCTCCTTGCCTAGAACTAAAGATGTGAATTTTAGGGCCGATTTCTCAGGAATCGCATCCATAAGCTTTTCTAGGATGATAGGTACAAACATAGCCATCTTCTTCCAAGCAGGAAGAAGCGCCTGTGCTTTATACATATCAGCCTGGGCTGTTAGCGTACTTGGGCCAAGAGGCCCTGACTTCACGCTATAATGAAGATCATCTTGCGTCCAACGGATGGTACCGAAAGGTTTAATAGAGTAACGTTCCATAAATATAGGAATGTAGTCTATTAACTCCCTAAGAATATCATCAGTGGCTGCAGACGGATCAGTTATAGTGCTGTAATCAGGCTTCTTGGTACCAGGTAGGCATCGACTTATACTAAGTAGTGTAAGTACGTATCTCCTCCCGACCTGGGAGTTGATCAGTTCTTTATAAGGTTTTAACACCTTAGGGAACCCGTCCTTATCTATTCCTAGTATCATGTCGACCCGTTTACAAGGCTGGCCACAAACGAATCGAGTGAAAACATTACGAATCATCTTTATATGTGCGATGGTCCATAACGTTCCATTCTTTTCGACCCAATTTCCAACAATATCAATCCATCTTTTGGACAGATTGATATCAACGTTCTGAAACCAAATATAGTGAATCCACTTCATTAGCATAACATATATTTGCTTTTGATGTGTGGTCATTATATTTTGTCGTTTTAGGTAACGCCCGTAGTACTCTACAAGCGACTTTTGTATCGGTGTATGTGTCACCGTGTTAGGTCCCCATCATCGTGACCACGGAGGTATCAATCCTAAATCTCGTGAGAGATCAAGGGTACACCCCCATATCGAATGTCTGGGTACGGC